ATGTCCGGATGCCGTAGCAGCTCCGTGAAAACGAAGTCGAAGCGGCGACCGTCCGTCGTCCTGAACCTGCCTTCCTTGCCGTAGCACCTCGGCAGCTTTCTCAGCGCGTCGCGCCGTGGATCCGCCGTTTCCCGCGTCGGCACCCGGATGGGACCCGATTCATTGAGAATTGTCAGCTCAGCGTTGAAACCGCGGAGATCCGCTTCAGCTCCAGCGCCGACAATCCGCATTTCCATCCTGGGGCGATCATCACGCACGAAAACCGTTGCCATCGTTGCCCTCTCCATTTCGAGCACGATCCGGCCGATGAAAGCCTGAAAGACCGGAGAAGGGCGGTGCGTGTCGATCATCGCGATTTCGCCAACGTCGAGGGCGTGGTTCGCCGCTACATCAAAGCCGCAGATTGTTCGGGCGTTGCTCACGATCTGCATCCTTTCCAAATCCGTGAGGTGATTCCGCCCGTCCGGAATTCGCCAACTGACGTCCTCCCATAAGCGGCGAATGGTGGGGCAGGGTGCCAGAACTCTGTGTGCCGCGTGCAGTGTGAGGGCATTGCCGTGGACCTGGCTCAACTTGATGGGCTCGATCCGGGTCGAAAGTGGTCCATCGATGGATATCGGTAGGACGAAGTCCCTGCGCTCGCGGAGAAACCTTTCGGCGCATTCTGATAAAATCGCGGAGTCCAACAACGCAGAGAGTGGCACCGGCGCCTACATAGTAACCCTACTGGCGCATCGTGTGCAATTGACATAAGCCCCGGGACGTCTGGCGACAGCCGCGGGGCGTTCTCCTCCTGGGATCGCGCCCCGCGTGCGCGCTGGCCGTTTGCAAAATGACGGCCGGTGTGCTCTAATCACCGCCGTCGCCGCCAACGAACCACTTCATTGCTGCGCCGCGACCTCGCCACAACGTCTCTCGCTATGTGTCCCCCAGACGCACCTCAGTGCGACTCTATTGGTGATTACCTGCTCGATGAATTCGCGCAGGTAGCGCACAAGCTGCCGGCAGAGCAGCGCGCCGGTTTCCTCGAGATCGCAAAGGTCTGCATCGCCAAGGGCCTCGCGGCGGCAGGCGATATCGGAGTTGATGACTCGACCTCCGAGCGCGGACGCGAAAGGTTTATCGCACTGCTGCAGCTCATGACGCACGACGACAACTCGCGAGTTGCGCTGTGGGCGACCTGCTATTTGCGGCTCTTGAATGTGGAAGGCCGCAGTCTCGATCAGATCGGCCGGGATTTCGGGATCGTCCGCGCCACGGTCGATCTCGTCTATCGCCGCCTGCAGAAGTGGCTGGAAAAGCGTGGCGTGGTCTTGAAGGGACGCGGCGACAAGTCGCCCGCAGCTCGTGAGGACTGCCGCCGCCGCCGCCTCGGACAACGCAAACCTCGAACAGCGTGGCAACACGCCCACCTATGGAAGACGCCCACGCCCCTACTACAACTCAGCCATCGCTAATCGCTGACGAAGCGCTCCGGACCACGCCGGACAGTCAGCTCGCTGCCCGCCTGAACGAACTCAACACCGGCCTGCTCGGGAGCGTGCAGATCGCGGTTTCAGCGGGATCTATGTCGGTCCTATTTGCCGTGGCGATGGGTCAGGTCCTGGAGGAAGAAATGCGCCGGCATGAGGGCGAGTTCGCGCAGTGGCTCGAAACGGTGATCGCCCGGGACGAAGAGGGAAAGCCCCGTCTCAGCGAGACGACGGCTCTGCGGTACCGAACTCTATGGCGGCGGCGGGATCTCATTTTCCCGGTGGATGGCTCAATGCCTACGGCGCGCAATCTGACCGATGCCTATCAGAAAGTCGGCATCCTTCCCGAGCCGGACCCGGCGCGCGGCAACGGCAAGGACGCTCCATTTTTCCGCCTGGCATTCGCCGCGCCGGCCACGCCGATCTCGCTGTGGCCACCGAAAGAGATTCGCGCGTTCCTGCACCGCACCGAACACATCGCGGAGCTGCGCGTCGAAGCCGCAAAAATGCTGTCATGAGAGCCTACGTCCACAAAAACACCAAACCCGGCGACCTTCTGAAATACAAGGGCGGCGATTTGAAAATGGTGCTGCCAAGCGGGGCGCTGCTGACTGTCGAGTCTGACGGCCACGGCGGACTGCTGCGCCCGCTGAAGCTTAGCAAAAAACAACGCATCCGGATGCGCCGGAACGCGGTCGCTGTTTCGTAAGTCGCGGCGGATCAGGACAGGCAGCCGTCAACTGTGACGGTTGCCCCTTTGACACTCCCGCGCGGGCGTGAGACCCGCCGTCAAAGAGTTTGTCGATTTCCTCGTCGCGGAATTGGAGGACACGGAGAGCACGACCTTCGTTGATGGTCTGCTCACCGCTGCAAAAGCGAAGATCATGGGCCGTGGTGAACTCGGCTTCCTCGAGACGGGCACGATCAACGGGAAAACTTTCGCGCGCTCGAAGGAACTGAGCGCCGTCGAGATCGCGCAGGCCTGCCGCCAAGCGCTGCGACTCTACAACAACGACGCGGGATCTGGCGGGATCACGTTTTTGGATTTCCGCGGACTATGAGCGTTGCTTCGTGGTGGCGTAACTGGCGGTCCGGAGCGTTCGCGGACACGCTCGAAGACAGCATCGATCGCGCGAACGTGCGCTTTTTTCTGCCGCAGGATTCTTCGTTGTATCTCACGCGGTGGACGCGACGCGGCTTGAATGAAAAGGCCGAATGGCTCTGGCAAAACTTTGGCGTCATCAAAGAAGGCGTTGCCGGCATCGCGCGCCACACGGTGGGCAAGGGGATCAGCTTGCAGATCGATAGCGACGATCAGGAGTGGAACCAGCTCGCAGAGGACGATTTTGAAAACTACGCGCTCACACCGGAGCGCTGCGATCTTTCGGGCCGTCGCACCTTTTACGAAGCGCAGACAACTGCGATCGAACAACGCATCATCCGAGGAGAATTCTTCTGCGCGAAAACGGAGAATCCGCTGTGGTTTGATGAGCCTGCTTTCCAGCTCTACGACAGCGAGGAAATTGGAGATCCGGCGTCCGTTCCCGAGGGCGTTCGGTTGCTCGATGGCGTTGAGGTGAACTCCGCGACTGCGCCGCTGCGCTACTGGCTCACGACGGAAGACGGCCGCGGGACGCCTATCGAGCGCGCTCGGATGATTCACTGGTTCAAAAGTCACGCCGTGAACCAAGTGCGCGGCATCACGGATCTGGCGCAGGCCGTCAATCCGATGGTGGACATACACGAGCTGAAACGGCTCACCACGCGCAGCGCGAAGGCGCATCAGCTCATCGCTCTGGTCCTGAAAGGAATCGCGAAGAAAAAGACCAAGGGCGCGTTGGGTGCGATCGAGAGCGCCGGCAAACAGGACGATGGCGTTACTCCGGACGCGAACACCGCGCAGCTTGAAAAGCTCGCTGGCGGTGCTGGCGCCGGCATCGCCTACGTGGGCGAGGATGGGGACGCGAAGCTGATCTCTCCGAACTCTCCGACGCCGCTTGTCGAAGGATTCATCACGGACCTGCTCATGCGCGACGTGTGCGCCGGCTGGGGCGTGCCGTCCGAGTTTTTCTGGAACATCGCGAAGCTTGGCGGTGCTAACACCCGTTTTGTTCTCAGCCGTGCCGATCTGCTTTTCCAGATTCTCGCGGATGGTCTGATCACGCGCTTTTGCACGCCGATCGCGTTCCGCTATCTCAGCGCCCGCATAACGAGCGGCAAGCTCCGCGCCTGCAAGGACCCGAATTGGGCGCTCAAATTCTCATGGCAGACGCCGCCGCGCGTCACGGTCGACAATCAGCGCGACGGCAAGCTGGACATCGAGCTGATGCGCAACGGCCTCGGCAATATGCGCGGCTACTACAACGCCCGCGGCGAGAACTACCGACGCCAGGGTATTCGCCAATGGATTCGCGAATGGAAGGAATTCGATGACGAGCTGGACCGTTCCGGTCTCACCGATGAGCAGAAGAAGCGCATTCGCGCGAACTGGCGCGCCGGTATGCCGGGCGCGGCTCCCCAGCAGCAGGAAGACGAACCGCAGAAACCTCCGAGTGACAAACCCGGTGAGGAAAAAGACGACGAATGAGACTCCACGACATCCTTCTCACCGAAGAACTCTCGATCCACGAGCCCGCGCTTGGCGCGTTGTTCGCGCGACTGACGCCGTTCTATCAACGCCTGGCTAAACTCGAAGACCACGGCGATCCGAAGATTGCGCCTGAAACGCAGCTCACGATCGCGGACTTCGTGAACCAGCGCCGGCCGTATGAAATGACGTCGGACGGCCTCGCGATTATTCACGCAAACGACGTGATGGCTCGCGGCCTGACCAACGTGGACCGGCTGCTTGGCGCGACCGACTACGATCAGCTTCTGGAGGAATTCGAGCGCGCGGCCGTAGATCCGCAAGTGAGCGGCGTTTTCTTCGATGTGAACTCGCCGGGCGGTTCCGTCATCGGGCTGCAGGAAGTCCGCAATGCCGTGGCAGCGACTCGTGAGGCAAAGCCAGTCATGGCCTACGTGCAGCAGATCGGCTGCAGCGCCGCCTATGGTCTCGCCGTGGCATCGAGCGCGATGATGGTTTCGCAGTCGTCTGTCGTTGGCAGCATCGGCACGATTTCCACATTCGCGAACGTGAGTGGCCTGCTCGCGCAGCTCGGCGTGAAGATCGAGCACATCACCGGTGGCGACTTGAAAGCGGCCGGAACTCCCTTCCGCGACATGACGCGCGCCGAACGCGATTTCTTGCAGGGCCGCGTCGATAACTTCAGCGCGAGCTTTCGCGGTTGGGTTCAAGAGCACAGGCCCGCGGTCACTGCGGAGTCGATGCGCGGCCAGTGGTTCACGGGATCAGAGGCCGTCGCTCTCGGACTCGCTGATGAAACCGGCAGCCGGGCGGATGCCTTCGCCGCGCTCCGTTCCCTTGTCGCGTTGACAGCACGCAACGCGTGACACGCGAACCGCAGAAATTTTTTCAAATGACGATTCAACAGCTCACCGCCCGCGTCTCGGAACTCGAGACACAGAACACCACTCTCACTACCGAGCGCGACCAAGCACGCGGGCAGGTGACTGCTGCTGAAACCCGCGCAACCGAAGCCGAGACACGCGCCACCGCAGCCGAGGGCCAAGTGAAGACGCTCACCACCGAGCGCGATCAGGCCCGCGGCGAAGTGACCGCGGAGAAGGCGAAGGTCACGAAGCTCGAAAGCGAGGCGAAAACCGCTGACGAGCGTGCGCAGGAAATCGCGGCGCGCAACGGCGGCAATCTGCCGGAGAAGAAACCCGGCGCCGGTGACACCACGCAGGGTAACGCGAAAGAAATGTCGCGCGTGGAGTTCGATAAACTCACGCCCGGCGCACAAGCGAAGTTCTGTCGCGAGGGCGGCAAAATCAACGACTAGCCATGGCTGATCTGACCAAGGCAGAGCTGCAAAAGCAGCTCGATGAAGCGAGCAAGGCGTTCAAGGCGCTGACCGATGCGCACGACGCGACCAAGGCGGAACTCGAAGCGGCGAAAGCCGAGATCGCGAAGCTGAAGGGCGATCCTGCTGCCGCGCCGGCTACGGCGGCGGTCCCGTGGCCACCGTCACTCATCCTCTCCCGCGCTGAACTCGAAGCGCTGACTCTCGACCAACAGAACGCCTTCCGCACCGCGGGCGGCACCTGCACCGAATAACTCCCCCCACACAGTTTTAACAGCGTCGCCAGGCCAACGAAAATTCTATGGCCAACACACTGACAAACCTGATTCCTGATGCCTTCGCGGCGCTCGACGTTGTTTCGCGCGAACTCGTAGGCTTCATCCCGGCTGTGGCTCGCGACGCGAGCGCAGATCGCCTCGCTCTCGGTCAAACTCTTCGCAGCACTGTCGCCCCGGCGAACACGACCGGCGCCGATATCACTCCAGCGATGTCGCTGATCAGTGCTGGCGACCAGACGGTCGGCAACAAATCGATCACGATCAGCAAGAGCCGTTACACAAAGTTTTCGTGGACCGGTGGCGAGCAACGCTCGATGGACGCCGGCCCCGGCTTCCTCACGATCCAGCAGGACCAGATCGCGCAGGCCATGCGCGCGCTCGTGAACGAAATGGAAGTCGATATCGCCACCGCGATCAAAAACGGTGCGAGCCGCGCTTTCGGTACCGCTGGCACCGCGCCCTTCGGTTCGAGTGTTGGTGACGCCGCGCAGATCAAAAAGATTCTCGACGATAACGGCGCGCCGGCCAGCGATCGCCATCTCGTTTTCAACACGGCAGCGGGTGTGAACCTCCGCAGCCTGTCCAATCTCTACAAGGTCAACGAAGCGGGTGACGAATCGCTTCTCCGCCAGGGCACGCTCGGCAACCTTTTCGCCTTCACGCTCCGCGAGAGCGCACAGGTCAACAATGCGACGGCCGGCACGGGTGCCAGCTATCAGATCAACAACGGTGGCGGCTATGCGATCGGCGACACCGCTCTGACCGTGGACACCGGCACCGGCACGATTCTCGCCGGTGATGTGGTCACGATCGGCAGCTTCAAGTATGTCGTTGCGACCGCGCTCGCCGCGAACGTGGTGACCATCGCCGCTCCCGGCCTCCGCGCCGCGGTTGCTGACGATGCAACGGTCACGGTGAACGCGACCAGCGTTCGCAATGCAGGCTTCAGCCGCAACTCCACGTTGCTCGCGACCCGCTTGCCCGATCTCCCGAAAGAGGGCGATCAGGCGTCCGATCGCAAGATCATCACCGATCCGCGCAGCGGCATCAGCTTCGAGCTGGCCGTCTATCCGGGCTTCCGCATGAACACCTACTTTATCGGTGTCGCGTGGGGCGTCAGCGTGATCAAGCCGGAACACACGGCGATCCTGCTGGGCTAATCAGAATTCGTTTGGGGGAACCGGCCCGGCGTGTCTTCGGAGTAGGACGCGCCGGGCCATCTCTTTTTTAACTCTATGAGCAAAGCCGCCGCCGCACTTCCATCGCCACTCGTTGCCGAGGGCCTCGCGATCATCGAGCGCCAGAAATCCAAAGTCATCGAGATCGAGGCGAAGCAAAAGGAGCTGGATGAATTGAAGCTTCAGGCAAAGGGCCTCGCTGATGAACTGGATGTCGTGGAGGGAAAACTGATCGCGGAGGGTCCTGGGCGGTATGAGAACGACGCGCACCGCGTGGCCACCGTTGTCGGCGCGATCGACGGAACGAAGCAAGCGGACAAATACGAGCTTCCCGAGGGCGCAGAGGCCCGCGCGAAAGAGATCTGTGGCACGCACTTCAAGACGTTTTTCAAACCGATTACGGTCTATGTCGCGAGCCAAGGTCTGGGCGACTTCGCCGACAAGTTTCTCACGCCGAAACCGGCGCGCGAGTTGGTTCAGCTCTGCCTGGTTGAAGGCAGCGTCAAAGGTGCGAAGGCTGCGCATGTGCGCTGGCCGAAGTAGCTTTTCCGCCCGTCCGGAATTTTCCGGACACTGTCTGGAAAATTGGCGCGGTCCCCTTTGACACCTCCGCTGGGTCCAATCTGCAACACACTATGAAATCACCGCTTCACTTCATTCTCGGCCTTCTTTTCTCGATCGCACTGATCGCGCCGGCTCCGGCATCGGACTACACGGTAACGGCCGCAAACGTCGTCGCGAGTTCGAGCGCCAGCATCAGCCGCGGCACTGCCGGCGCAAGCATCACAGCGGGGCAGGTGCTGGCAATCAACGCTTCCAATCAGCTCGTCTTGGCCGATGCCAACGGCGCCAGTCCGTTGATGAACGTCGCCGGGATCGCGCTCAACTCGGCATCGTCCGGCCAGCCGGTTCTCTATGTCACCGCTGACGCTGCTTTCGCGCCTGGCTTTACGGTCGCCGCAAACGCGATTGTGATTCTCTCTGCAACGCCGGGCGGACTCGCGCCGGCCGCGGACAACGCCACTGGTTACTATCTGACGGTCGTGGGCGTCGGAATCGGAAGCAATAAGCTCAAACTCGACTTCCACGCCAGCGGCGTGGCCACGCCGTAACGCTGGCCATGGAAAGCGACTTCGACGAATTCATGCGGGATTGCCTGCAGGATAGCGGCGCGATCATCGGCACCGTCGAATTCCTGATTGCTGGACTGCTTCCGGTTGGAGGCGCTGCCTTTTTCACCGGCGACTTGCTCGAGACAGAGCTGGAGCAAGAGCTGAACGTTTCCGGAGGTGGAACGCAAATCATCCGCGGCGCTACGATCGTCGCAACGCGGTCCCAGTTCGACGGGCTGCCGACTACCGACCGCGCCCTGACTTGGGACGGTGTGAACTATCGCATCGATCGCATCCTTCCGGAGCCGACAGCTCTGACGTTCACGCTGGTCCGCGACGACTAACGCCATGTCCACGGCGGGGAGAGAAGCGGGATTCACTGTCACGATCAGCAGAGCTGAGAACATCGCAGCGCTGATCGAAGAGTTCTCGAAGGCAAGCGGCCGCGATCACGCGGACGTGCTGACCCAGCAGGCCGGTTTGCTGTCGGTAGATCTGACGAAGGTCACACCGCCGTTTCGCAGTATGAATGCGAAAGAGCCGTGGGCGACCCAGAAGCGTACAGGCGAAGCCGCCGTTGAACGCCAGATCCGCGGCGCGATCGGCGCAATCGATCAGCTCTCGCTGATCACGTCCCCTCGAAAGCCGGAGCTGGCGAAAGCCGCGCGCAAATACATCAACAAGGGCGATGTGAGCGGCCTCACGGAGCTGCTGAAGGCCTGCCACTTCGTGGAGGCAACGCGGAAGCCGATTGTCGCCGAGGCGACCACCGACCTTCACAAAAGCATGCGCGACACGCGCGGCCGCATTCCCGAAACGAAGCGGGTCCGCGTCCGAGTGTTCCGCCAGTCGTCGGTCAACGCGCTGGTGAGAAAGAAGAAAAAGAACGTCGGCATGCTGAAGGCGGGAAACGTCGCGGGCATTCAGAAGTTCGGGAAGGGAAACGCGGCGCCGGCGTGGATCTCCAAACATCCCAATCACGGCGTTGTCCTGGACAAGAGCGCCGCCTGGTTGAATCCGGAAATCACGTTCGGCAATACGGTTGGCTGGTCCGTCAGCTCGAACGATCGTGCGCGATTCTCGCAATTCGCCCTCGGCCTCCGCGCCGGCGCAATCGAACGCCAGCTCAACGCGAAGATCGAAGGCCGCTGGCGGCAGATGCCGGACAAGTAGCTTTTGACAGGTCCGCGCGGGCATGGACGCAAACGCCTCTGAAAGCATCGCCTCGAAGCTCGAGCGCGCCGTTGCCTCGTATCTGAAAAACACTTTTCAGGGCGTTGGTGCCACACTCGCAGGCGTCCCACTGTATTGCGGGCACACGTCCACGACGATTGAGGACGCGGATCGCATCGTGTTGTTTGGTGATGATCAGGGGGGCGAGCTGATCGACGCCGGCATTCATGAAGTCATCCTGCACATCATGGTGCTGACGCGGGCTCAGCTCACGGGCCGGCCGGGCGAGATCCCGCCGCTCTTGAGGCAGCAGGCCCGCATTGATGCGATTGTCGGAATCTTTTCACAGGCACGCATGGAGACAGTCTGCGCCTGGCTAAACAATCCGACGCCGGTCGAAGTCAGCGGCTACGGCGTGAGCTGCTACGAAGCCGCTCATCCGGTCGAGGCGGGCGATCCGCAGCACTGGGGCAATGTGCTGCAGCTCCGCTTCACCGCACACCGCGCCGATTGACACGCCCCTGAGGCGCTATGGCTGAACCGATTCAAAAAGGCGAACCGCTTCTCGTAAAAGGCGCACCGACGTTCGAAAACTTCGTCGTGGTGAAAGACACGTGGAAGGAATCCGATCCGCTCGAAGTCGAGAAACTGCAGGACGGCAACGGCGAGACGTTCAACCACACCGGTTCCGATCCTGGCATTGATGCGCAATGCACATGGGTTGTGAAAGCGGGCCAGACGCCGGCAAAGAAAATGGACGTGGTGACTGCCACGTATTCCGGACCGACGACCAAGCTCTTTTTGGTAGTCGACGCGGAGAACGATTTCCGCGGCGGCAAGCCGATGAAGCAATCGGTCAAACTGGAACTCCGCGACTCGGAAGACCTCGCGTAGCCGTGAAATGTCGGCATTCGGCGAAACATTCCTCGCCCGTGCGCCGCGCGTCCTGGGGAGGAAACTAAGACCGTTCACGCTCGCCCACGCGCGGGCGCTGGATCTCATCGAGTCACCGTTTGCAGGGCATGAGGGCAAACTGGATTTGTCCGAGCTGTATCTGGCCGTCGAGATCTGCCGCGTAGATCAGCCGCCCAATGATTTGATTCTCCACGCCCCTAGCGGACGGCTCTCGCGCTGCCGCCACTGGTTGCGTCTTTTGTGGCTGGGCCGTCAGTTCAACGAGAGCCTGTCGCTGTTTCTCGCTTACCAGAAGGCCGCCCAGACGGGTCCGCCGACTTGGGATAGCAAAGGCTCAGACTCCGGCCTCCCGTGGTATTTTCGACTGGCATCGCACCTCATGGCCCAAGGCAGAAGTGAAGCCGAGGCGTGGTCCTTCAGTCCCGGCCGGGCCGCCTGGATCGTGGCCGGTTCGTTGGTCGCTGCCGGGCTCGAAACGAATCTGATCAGCTCGGCCGAGGTGGATGCAATGAGAGAGGCGGGCTACGATGCCTAGACTCGACACAACGCTGGCGCTGAAAAACGCCGGGTTCCGCCAGGGCCTCGACGAAGCAAAGAATCAGGCGCGTGAGTTCCGGAAGTTTCTCACGAGCACCTTTGCCGCTGCTCTCGCCGTGGGTGGCATCACCGCGGGCCTGCGCTCGATCGCGGACCACATGGGCGAGATTAAGGACCGCTCCGAAATCCTAGATCTGACGGCCGAATCCACGCAGCGCCTCGAGCACGCATTCAAACAGGGCGCGGCGAGCAGTGAGGATTTTCAAAAGGGCTTCGTGAAGTTCCTCGATACGATGGGCAGCGCCCGCGACGGGAACGAAGAGGCCATTGCTTCATTTGAGAAAGTCGGCGTGACTTGGGAGGACCTGCAGAAAAAGTCGCCGGAGGAGCTGCTCTACAAAGTCGCGGACGGTCTGGCGAAAATTCAGGATCATACGGATCGCCTCGCCGCCGCGAAGGATCTGTTTGGAAAGCCAGCGGCCAAGCTGCTGCCGACGCTGCAGGAAGGCTCGGAGGCAATGGGCCAGCTCGCGGCCGATGCCGACGCCGCTAGCGATCGCACCGTTGAGTCCTGGGACAAAGCGGCGAAGAAGATCGAAACGATCTGGGATCGGCTGCGCAACAACATCGGCGCGATGATCGTGGACGTTGCCGAGAAAAGTGACCGGTCGATGAAGGATCTGCCGGGCAACCTGAAGAATTTCATCCCTTCGAGCTGGCTGAATAAGACGATGCCCGATTTGCCTGCCAATCGGGGAGTTGGCGAGGGCGACATGAAGTATGAAGTCCCCGGTTCCGGACAGCCGGAAAACTCCACCGGCGACAGCAAAGTGGACCCGCGCATCGCAAAGGAGATCAAGGAGAACGCGGACGAGTACTTGAAGACCGTTTTTCAGGGCCTGAAAACTGAGCAGGAGATGGGAGACAACCGCTCGGAGAATGACGCCAAGCACAATGAGGCGGCACGGGAAATCGCCGAGATCGAGCGCCAAACTACGGACGACAACGCGAAAGCGGAAAATGATCGCCTGGCTAAAACCTCGCGCCGGCTGGCGCTGTCGCAGGAGGAAGGGCGGATCGGCGCGCAGATCGCGGCCATTGAAAAACGCCGTGATGAATCGGGCGACGACAAAGAGAAGGCACAGGCCAACCGGGAAATCGCCGCGTTGCAGCAGCAGATCAAAGGCATCGGCGTTGAGCGGGACGAGCTGGAGAAGGCCATAGCACGCACCCAGTTCGAAGCTTCACAGCAGGCAGAGTCCGCGGAGATCGAGCGCCTGCGCGCCATCAATCCGCAGCTCGCGGCGAAGCGCGAGATCGCGATGCTCGAGCGACAAATCGCCGAGAATGTGAAGGAGGCGAAAACCTCCGACGAGTTGAGGACCGCAGAACTCGCGAAACAGAATGGTGAACTGCGGTCTCAGATCGCGAATGTCCGCGAGCGCGAGCTGGACCGTCAGGCCACTGAGCGCCGCAAGCCTGCAGATCAGCGCCTGACTGAGCGCCGCGATCGACAAGCGCAGGCCCGCGAGAAACGCGAGATCGAAGGCGGAGAGCGCGAGCGCGAGCGCAATGCGGAAAAGAACAAGATCGATCGGCCGGACATTTTCAAAAAGAAGGGCGACCCGGCCGAGGATCTGTTCAAGGGCAAGGACCCGCGCAAGCGCGACGATAAGAATCCGGACCCGATGGCACAGCCGAAGAAAGCTCCGGACGCGCCGGGCAATCCGCAGCCGAACAAACCGACAGACGTTCCGCAGGAAAAACCGAAGGACGACTTTGGCGCCGATGTGAAGGCGAAGCTCGATACGATCAACCAGACGTTGCAGGAAATTAAAGAGAAGCTGCCCGAGCCGTTCGCGGAGGAAGGTTGACGCGGTCCCGGTGATATGAGCGCGCGCAAATATGGTTCAGTCACACGGTTCGAACTGCCCAGTGGCTACATTACAAGGGGAGGGGACGACACCGCGCTTGTGACGGTCGATTGGGGTCGGCTCGCCGTCGATGAGTTCGGTGCCGATGTGATCACGCGCATCTTCGAATGCCGCCTCGATCTCTACGAAACCTTCCAGCCGTTGCCCGGCGACGTGGACGCTATCTTTCCGAAGCTGCAATACGTGACGCACTCGATGGTGCCGAAGGGCAACTTCAAATGCCGCATCTCTGTCGATTTCGCCGGCATCCTGGGGAAACCGCGGTACCGCCGTCCCGATGGCGAACTCACGATCGCAAACGTGAACCTGCAGGACCTGCTGCAGAACAGCGTCTCGATCGACTACTTTGCGCCAAAGGGCACGTGGAAATATGCCACGATCGGCGAACCGACAGGGCCGAAGTTCGAGGGGCAAGTCCCCGTGTTTGCAAAGGCGTATCACATCGACAGCACTCGCGGCGCTACGTTCCTGCTTCCGTCTATCAGCATCGCGACTGACGACGTCTCCGGAAATACCTTCGTGCGCGCGAACGGGCTGATCCGGGCCTTCGTCGATGTGCGGCAGGTGCAGTTCGATAAAAAGCCTTACGGCTACTCGAACGTCTGGCAGGTGACGGAAAGCAACGAAGGGCGCATCAAACCGGCCAACGAGGGCAATCCATTCGCGAACACCGGCATCTCGCTTCCGCAGCTTCAAGGCGCATGAGCAGCAAAGCGAAGAAACTGAAGAAAGGCCCGGGCGCCGCGGTCCGCGTCGTGAACAATCACGCCAAGCTGATCGACCAGCTCGCTGAGGATCTGAAGAACGTGAAGCGCAATGGCGACTCGCCGCTGACGCTCTACTGCACCCAAGACACGAAACTGATTCAGGTGGAGTTCGCTTCCGCCAGGATCGTGAAACAGAACGCCGGTGGCGTATAAGAAATTCATCTACCTCGGCACCACGCCTTGGACGCCGGAGGAAAAAAGTCCTGGAGAGCTCGGGGAGCGCACGCTGTGGCCGCTTGCTGCCGGCCTGAAGCTCACACACCGGCTTTACTGGCGGCCGCGGAAGTTTGTCGGTTCCTGCACCTTTAGAGTTGTCGGTGTGACCGGTCTTGGGTGTCAGCTCGACGGTCCGGACCGCGTGGTTGAGCCGATCAAGCTGTGCAATGGCGGTGTGAACAGCAGCGCGAGCGGCGGTGCAAGTTCGCCGGACAGCGGTTTCTACCATCTGAGCGCTGCCTTCGCTCACTTTGCTGAAAGTGCGTTTCCGATCGGAGAGGCCGTCCAGTATCCGAAATTCACTTTCACCGCGACCCTCAGCTCGAGCGGATCGGGTTCGGAGACTAACAACTGGACCGCGAGCACAACCGGCAACGGTCAGCAATGCGGGATTCTCACGCTAGATCGCAAACACAAGGTTCCGCTGTTTGCGCAGCTCGCGACGGAAGGGCAACTCATCGTCTCAGCGAGCATCGATCTGGTGGAGTGGGTGTATTGACAAGGGGGCGAAGTCGAGATGCCAACGCCACTTCCACCGATTCTGACTGTCAATATCGGCGACGCCTCGCAGGCGGGCTTGCTCGAAAACTCCCTCACCTCAGCCGCAGCGACGCTGCCGCGATTCATGCGCAACGATGGGTTGCGCCGCCGCTTCCGATTCGTCCGCCCGTCTGACACGCCGACTGTCCGCGCCTTCGACGACGTGGATCTGACTGGCGCTACGATTACGGCCGGCATCGGTGTGGTCGATCGGGCTCCCACGTCGGGCACTTTTGCCGGCAGCTACTTAGCCGACGCAACCTCGCTGACCGGCCTCCAATGGAATATCAGCGCGGCGACGCTGCAGACGGCGCTGAACGCGAACACGACGATTGCCGGGACCGGTGGCGTCACTGTCGCGAAAGTCGGCAGTCTGTATGAGATCACGTGGAACAGCGCCGGCGCACGATCGCTGCTGTCCTGGGATGTCTCCGGACTGTCGCCACGTGCGCTGGCTGATGCGCGCCGGGCGACTGTCGGCGACGGCAGCCACCGCGAAGTGCAGACGCTCCGCTTGCTGCAGGATCTGTGGGCCGGCGCATCGAACTGGTCCCTCGACGATCCGGGATCGATCGAATGCACGGAGGAAATCAGCGGCACTAGCAGTAAGCCCGCTGTGTTCCGGGTCCTGAGCACGCCGCCTGCGATCGCTGGCGCGTTCCAGTTCAATTTCGGTCGCGCCGAGGTGACGCGCGTTCAATGCGTCCCCAACAAGGGCACGCAGGAAATATTCATTTGGAACTTCACCTCAAACACGTCGTCCGACTACGGCAACAGATATCGGGACGTTGAGACGCCGAGCGGAACCGTCCGCGTGTGGTGGGACATCGAGGACACCGGCACGCCGCCTGCGATCCCGACTGATGGTCGCTTGCTCGAAGTCGATATCGTCTCGGAGGACATCGGCGATGTGATGGCGCTGAAGACCGCGCTCGCGATGATCGATGACGGCGCATTTCTCGCGCAGCGCATCGCTGCCAACACCATCCGGGTCCGGATCAATGAACGCGGTGCGTGCGATGATCAAATCTCCGGCACGTGCGATGTGATCAATCCCGATATCGAGGTGCACGGCACGAATGGTCCGCTCGATGGAATGTCCTTTCCGATCTACGACAAGGACGGTGGCGTTGGGATCTGGTTCAAAGCGGGCGACGATACCGAGATTCCAGACGAAGCGGCCTCGATGCCGCGTTCGCTGATGGTCGAGATCGATGCGGACGATACCGCCGTTGAAGTGGCCACCGCGTTGCATGCCGTGGTCAATCCGGATGCTCAGTTTTCCGCTTCGCTCGCCAGCTCGACTGTCACCATCACCGATGCCGAGGACGGGCCGCGCACTACTGCAAGCGCCGGCACCTCGCCGTTGGGTGTGGTCCGCATTGTCGCCGGCACCACGATTTCCGCCACAATTCCCGGCACGGCCACGGCTGACTTGTTCGCGCTGCAAACCGGCGATTTCTTCAACGTCACAAAGAACGGACCGGGCGACTGGACACTGACGCCGATCACGAACGGGGACGTGCCGACGCCGGAGGCTGAAGACGCGACGCTGGAATTTCCAGTGATCGCCACCGCGGAGTTTTTGCTGAACGGTCTCGTGCTCGCGGAAGCGTTTGCGGCCACTACCGATGAGGAGCTGGACGGCGTCCTCGAGATAAAAATCGAGTGGCCCGATGAAACGCCCATGGTGGTGCTGCACGTGGACGTCCGACTCGCGCGGGATCTTCTGTCCCTGGCTGAATACAGCGAACCGCTCTCCAGCTCGCTTGTCCGTCACGGCTCCGTTGCGATCACGAATGGCACCGGCTCTGCCGGCGTGGCCGTCACATTCGACACCGCCTTTCCGCACGCGAGCTGGAAGTTCGATTCCTTGGTGATCGTCAACACGACGGACGCGACTCCGGACAATTTCTTCATCGGCACCGTGAAGGCGAGAACCGCCGCAGGCTTCACGGTCCAGCTCAGCGGCGATGTCACCACGGCAAACTTCAATCTCGAATACATATGCAAACTCGGCTGATCCAACTTGTCCTTTTCTTCGTGCTCGCGCTCAGCGCCGGCGCGCAAAACAACGTCGTCAAAAATCCGAAGTTCACCGGCGCCGGCGACTTCGACAGTTTGAGTAACAAGAGCACTGTCCGCTCTCAGCTCGGCCTCGCGATCGGGACGAACGTGCAGGCCTTCAGCAGCGATCTGACGGACTTCGTGAATGCCGCCTCATGGAGCAGCAACGTCCTGACGCTGGACAGCGTGGTGTTGCAACTGAACGCCTCCAGCATTCTGCGTGTGCCGGGCGGCAGTTCCGGTGCGCCTGGTGTGTCGTTTTTCGGTGACAACAACACCGGCTTTTTCAGCACGAGCCCCGACACGCTGGGGATTACCCTTGGGGGAAGCACGCTCGCGAGCTTCACGGGAAGCGCCGTCGGATTCAATGCGCCGCTTGCGGCCTCCTCCTACAACGGCCTGACGATCACGAGCAGCACGGGCACGCTCACAATCGCCAACGGCAAGACGCTGACGGCCTCCAACACTCTCACGCTTGCCGGCACGGACGGCAGCACGCTGAACATCAGCACAGGCGGCACTCTCGGCACCGCGGCATTTGTGCCGACGGGCGAGCGATACCGTTCAGCCTGGCTCCCGAAAACCGCGGCCTATGTGACGGCCACGTCGCAATCAGAGCCGATGCATGTCGTCCTGGGCGGCGACTCGGAAGTTGAAAGCGGCAACGTGCAGTTTATCACCGCGGCGGAAGCAAGCTGGGGAATTGCTGGCGGCGGTTTCGGCCACACGAATCCGCGATCTATGACCGGGGCGACTGCAATTGTTGGCTCGCATCCTGAGCTTTGGTTCACCGGCAGCTATCTAAATATCCCGAGTGGCGAGTCCGCCATAGTCGATAAGACCGGTGGCGCTCCGATCTATGGCGACACGGTACGGGTGACGTTCATTCAAGTCACCGGCGCAACGTCAGCGACGGCCACAATTCAGATTTCGACTGACGGAGGCAGCTACACGACGGCCGGCTCCACGGTCACGGTCAATGGCACAACGCAATCCATCATCGCGACGCGCACGACGACTGCCGGCAATCTCAGCGTTAAAATCCTCGCGTCGTCCGCGGCGATCAAAGTGGCGGACGTTGAGATTTTCGACAGCACGAAGCGCGGCGCCGTAATTCACTACATCGCCAGGGGAGGCTATGGCTTCGCGGAGTTCACGCAGCTCCCGTCCACGATCTATCAGCCGTATCTCGCCGCGATCGCGCCGAAGCTGCTCATCTGGCGAAACACCGATCTGCTGGCGGATCAGCAAGCGAACCTCCCGACGCACATCAGCAATCTGGTGACGGCGTGCGGCAACTCTCCGGACGTTCAGTTCATTTCGCTGCCGCCGATCGACAACAACACGATCATCTGCAACGCCTACTTTGAGACCTTCGCGCGAGCGAACAATTACGCTTGGTTGGACGTAGGCGCGCTTTATCCGACGATGGCCGAAGCCGTCTCGAAAGGGCTGAGCGACGATGCGATTCATCCGAACGCTGCCGGCTTCCGAGCTGAGTATGCGCTTTTTTTCCAACAGCCGATGCTTGGCTGGGCGTCATTCTTTCGACCAGCGAATGTCACGACGGCCGGCGCGATCTCTGGCGGCAGCTTGTCAGTCTCAGGGGGGACGGTCGTGAACACGCTCTTTACAAATGGCACCAGCACGTTCGCCGCTGATATCACAGTGGGCAGTAGCGGCAACATGCACTTCAAAGGCGACACGCAAGGCTCGAAGTGGCTCACGGGTAGCTCTCCGGCATTGATCCAACTTAGCGACGCCGTAGGCGACAAGTGGATGATGCTGGGAACTCGGTCCAACGACAACACGAAGTTCTGCCCGGTAATTCAGTCATTTGGAACCAATAGTGGAAGTCAGATTTATTTCGGCTTCCCATTGGGGACCGATCTTGGTGCGCAGGAGTATAGATGGTTCTCTGGCACAGGAGCGGCCCCTGTATGGATTGCGAGCATGGGACCGGGCTATTTTGAGATGAAAGAGGCCACCTCATACATCTATGCGCCGCTTTACTACATGAAGGCGACGGGCGGGGCCGGATCGCTGGGCGTGAGGAATCAAGAAACGCTCACCACGAACCGCATGCTCAACGTCAAGGTCAACGATGCTGATAGAGTTCTCTCACTCGCGGCTGATCTAGTTTACGTCGGAGTAAAGACTGTCGGCACGTTGCCATCGGCCGCGACTGCCGGCGCCGGCGCGTGGGGCTACGTCACTGACGCAAACTCTACTACGATCGGCGCAACCGTCGCGGGCGGTGGATCGAGCAAAGTGCGCGTCTGGAGTGACGGAACGAACTGGATAATCGGCTAGGCGCTGCGCGTTTTGACAGCGCGGCCGGTGTATGAACTGGCTCGCGAATCTCGACGAAAGACATCCCATTTTTACCACGGTCGTCGCATCGATCACGGGCTGGTTCGGTTTTTTCATGGATCGCATCGAGGTGTTCACCGCTGTCCTCAACTTCATCGCGGCGGCGATCTCGGCCGCGGTCCCGGTGGCCATCGTCAGTGTGAAGTTGTGGCGTTGGATTCGCGGAGTGCTGTGGCGGCGAAAAATGCGCAGGGCTGGGCGGAAGATGCCGCTGCGAACGCACCGCACGCCGAGACACTAAGCCATGCCGAGCTGGCCGCGAGATCCAAACCGCTTCCGCTTCCGCCTCGGGTGCGACGGTGACTTGGTGCTGTTCATCAACGGCATCCTCACATTGCCGAGCGATCAGTTTGGCTGGACGGACCGCGCGGAGCGGTGGACCGGCGACTTTTCGCGGCACGAGTTCGATTCGATCGAATACTTCCACACGCCACTACTCGGCCTCGCCTTTGAGCGTAAAACGGTCCAGCAGGCCGCGTGGATCGTCGCGGAGTACTTAGCCGCATGGAAGGGCAATCGGCCTCTCAGGATTCACCTGGTCGGACATTCCCGCGGCTGCGAGATCGCGCGCCGGCTGATCGTCGAGCACGGCGTTCCTGTCGATACGCTGCACTTTTTCGCCCCGGCCGTGGATCGGGACTTTGAGCGCAACGGGCTGGGCCCGGCGCTGCACTCCGGTCTGGTCCGCCAGCTCCACATTTACGGCGCGGCCACGGATCGCGTGCTTTCCCGGTTCGCCCGCTGGAGCTTCGGGATCTATGGGACGCTCGGCTGTGACGGTCCTCTAAATGCAGAGGGCCTGCGTATCTCGCGCGATTTCCGCCGCGGCTACGGCCACGGCACTTGGTTCGATCGGTCCCATTTCGAGGACACCATGAACGCGCTGGAACGCGCGATCGACAGCGACGTCTTGCCCCTTTGACAGCGCGCGGGGTGCATGGGCAATCCAGCACTCCGCGACCGTCAGATTGAACTCAGCAAGCTTGGCTTTTATCCGGTCACCGAAATCGACGGCGATCCCGGCCCGCTGACGCGGCGAGCGGAGGACGCTTACCACGCGAGCATGTTGCCTCGAGTCGCGGGCGATCTGCGCGCGATCGGCAAGCGGATTGTCGATGCAGCGTGGAACTTCGCGAATCTCACGGAAACCGCGCAGAACGCGCGATGGGACGACTTGGCGACGCCAGGGCCGGACGCCGCGGCGAGTGAGCTGCGGAGACTTTTGCTCGAGACAGGCTGGCAGCTCGGCTGGGCGTATTGCGCTGCGCTGGCTGAAGTGTGCTGGCGGATCGGCTATTCCGGACGGGCGGAATTGGCCGAAGTCTGCAAGCTCATCACGCCGTCGGTCATGGACACGTTCACGAATTTCAAGCGGCTCGGCATGATCACGCGGGATCCACTTCCCGGCGCGCTCGGCTTCATGCAGCACGGCACAAGTTGGCAAGGCCATATGTTCATCGTCGCGCAGCCGCCCGTTTCCGCGCGAGTGGCCACGCTGGAAGGCAACACGACTCCCGGGCCGTCCAGCGCCGCGCAGGACCGCGCCGGCGATGGCTGCTATTCCAAAATGCGGACGCTGAATTTCGAACGATCGAGCCTGACGTTGCTCGGCTTCGCCAATCCTTTCGTGCGATGAAACCCGCGATCCTCATGCTCGCGGTCCTCGCTATTCGCTGACATACACCGACGAATCGGGCCGCACGATCGGCAGCAGTGTTCGCCTGGCGCCGCCTAGCGGCCTCGCAAAGTGAAGTTGTTCCAAAACTGTTCCTGAGAAAACGGACTGCCCCGCGCGCCCGTGTGGTAAATGATTCTACAAGGGTTCGATTCCCTTCACCCGCTCCAAACCAGCCGCGCCTAAACGATGCCTGAAGCGAGTCCTACTCTGATGAAAGGAAAAAACGGGGCGGGGGATATTGCCGAGGCATCTGGCACGCATCGCTAAAACTGTTCCAAATTGTTCCTCCCGATATGAGCTTCAAAGTGTCCTGTTACGCCTGCGGCCAGCACTATACGGCCGAGCCGGAGCACGCCGGCATGGAATGGGAGTGTACTACTTGCGGAGCGGAGTTCGTTGTGCCGACTGAGAGTGGACAAACGAGGACGGCTGAGGGACACGCGGCCACTCTTGCCGCTCTCGGCATCGAGGTGCAGTTACCCGCAGGGACGGACCCTGATGATGCCGAAACTATCTTGGAGGAAATCGTGATGGAGATCGGGAATCTGAAAATCCATCTAGCCGATTGGGTTCAAGCCGGAGAGTTGGCCCGAATGCCGACGGATACCGAATTGAGGAGTGTATTTGAGCGGATCGTCTCAAGTCTCGTTGTCGAAAACATTTCGCCGGACGAAGACGATTTCACGAAATGGATTTTTGAGGCTGTGCCGCACCTCTGCATCGGACCTTAACCGCGCTTCATGCTCAGCAGCGGCATCTGCAAGACGTTGCCGGCATCGCGGCTCATGGAGAACCATTTCGTTCCTGCGGATTCGAGGCTCGCGCGGTTGTAGCTTTTCCGCAGCTCGGCAACGCTGTGGCCGCTCTCCCCTGATACGAGTGGCATGTTCTTGGTCACAGCCACGCGATATGTGACGAAGCTGTGCCGGAGCGCGTTGTTGTAGCGGCGGCCTCCGACTGGCAAACCGGCGCGATCGCCAAGCCGTCGCATCACGTGATCCGGCCGGACTTGCTTGCAGACCTTTCCCATGTGTTCGCGATAGGGCGCAAGCCACGACATCAAGTTTGGTTGGATCGGGACAAGGCGATATCCGGTTTTGTGTTCCTCGCCGACTTCAATGACGCCGTCCTTCCAGTGCACGTGCTTCCATTCGAGAGCTTGGATCTCGGACACACGCAGGCCCGCGAAAGCGCCGATGGTGATGAACGGAATAAAATCCGTGTAATCCGCGCGACCGATTTTCGGATCGGCTGGCTGCGCGGCTTGCACAAGTAGAAGGTCCAACTCCTCGGGAGTGTAAATTGCCGGTGCCTTCCGTTTGACGTTGGGCCGCTTAATTTTCTCCGCTTCGGTCCGGAGGCCGTCAGGCAGATAGCCGTTGTCTCGAGCCCAATTGAAAAGCGCGACCAGCTTGTCGCGCAGATTTCGACGCCGGCGCAGACCAACCGGCATGTCGCGGAGCCAGTCGCTCATTTCGGTGGCACGGACCGCGGCGAACATGCTAGGGAATTTCTCGGCGAACTTTTTCAAGTCCGCTTCCATCGGCTTCAGGTAAAGTTGTGTCACTCCACTTGCGCTCAGGTCGCGGATGAAAGCGGCCACGACGACTGCAGTAGTAGCGGCTCGAGTGTCGGCGCCGGCGCTGTTGAAAAAGCGGCAGGCTTCAACTACTCGCTCGACGCCACCGACGAGCTGAGCGGCATCGCGGAGAATCCGTGCCGCTGCGTCTAGCGGAACTTTGAAAGGTGCAAGCGTTTCAGTCGCGGAGACAAAAATTCGGCTGTCGTCCGCGGTCATGCTTTTCGCTGCCGTGTCAGCGTTCAGGATCGCGGTGGCGATTCGTTCCGCTTCTTCGCGTAGCTCGTCTATCGTGCGCCGCTTCACGACAACGCGGAGCTTGCCCTGGTAGTAAGCAAACGCCAACCGACCGTCGCCGAGTGGAATCACGTCGAAGCATACGCTCTCGAACCGGAGCGTGCGCGGAACGCCCTTTGGAAGTGGCAGCCTTTCCTTCACTTTTTCAGCGTGCCGGAGGGGCGCCGTCGCCGCTGAAGTAGGCGAACACGACGAACAGGACTATGCCGACGATCAGCCACGCGATCGGACTGCGAAGTATCGAGCGCCGTGGTGCGGTCGCGGAGACGGCGACGGGATCTCCACATTGCGGACAGGCGTGAGCTGCGGGACTGATCATCGCGCCGCACATCGCGCAGGGGAGTAAGCCGGAGGAAGTTCTCATGTGACGAATTCTGCGAGGGTTAATTATTGCATTGAGGCCGGTGGGGGGTGAGGGGAATTGACGCAAACGCCATGCTATGCCCCGTGGGGCGCGGCCGCTGTTTTTGGGGTCTTCTTCTGCGGGGATTTTTTCTCACCCTTCGGCTTTGGAATTATCGCCAACGGAAGCCAGATGCCGCCGTGTTCTTTCACGTAGGCGACAAATGCTTTGATACTCGCTTCGAGGAGCTGCGCTTCGCTCATCCCTGTTTCTGTGAGCGCCCAATCGAAGTCCTCTCTCAGGTCTTCATCGATCCGCGCCCGTGCCGTTTTCTTCTTTGCCATGGGGCGACCGAATTACGCAGCGACGCCGGGAATGCAATAACAAAATGTAACACAATGTTACTTTTTTCTTGCGAGTGTGCTACAATGGGCTACAACGCGCTACATGAGCCAGACCAAGAAAACAAAGACCAAGGGTGACACCGCAAAGAGCAAGCGTGTCGCTTTCGACGTGCCCGCCGAAGTGAAGCCGGACGTGGCAGACATCATCAAACTGACCGGCCTGAAAAACGCCGGCATCGCCAAACTCGCGTTCAAGTTCGCCGTGACGGGCTTGAAGTCCGGCAAGCTGGTGAAGCTGAACGATGAGTTTGTTCCAGCGGAAAACGGGGTCCCGCTCAAAGCTGCCTGATTTTCACCGCGGCACCGGTGAAAGCCGATGCCGCGCCGGCCCGCGCACCGGTCCTAACGCGCACATCACAACACAACACGACATGAACGCAAACCCACCCACACAATCGCCCGAGGCTCGCCGGGCGTTATACGAACAGCAGGCGACCATCCCGCTTGCGGAATGCACACTCGTTGACCAATCGAAAGCCGAACATCCCGGCTGGCAGGTCACTCACAACGGAGTGGATGTCGCAAGCGACTACATCCTTCATCCGGTTTACGAAAAGTATACCGGAGGGCGCGGCAACTGTTACCTCGTCATCGCTTGGAAAATCCTCGACGGCAAAGTCGAGAAGGAACGCACCGTTGGATTGCTGCGAACACTTAGGCAGGCGGTTCGCGAAACGATTGCTCAAGGCTCAGGCGTCGAAATCCCACCGGAAAGCGCCACGATCAAACAGATCCGGATTTTCATTCGCGAAGCTCGGCGTGCGGACGCGATCCACCATGGGGGGAACACGTTTTGAAAGAGTTCGTCACCACTAAGCAGCTCGAACTTGGCGGCGAGCGTTGGATGATCGCAGAGGACTACGATCGGCAAGTTTTCATCATGCTATGGGACGACGACGCGACGAACTATCGCGAAGAGCGTTCCGGCTATAACAGCTTTTCCGTCGCTGAGGACGCATTGCATGAATTGGTCGCGATGCGTGGCGGTGCTCGCTACATCGCGGAGTCGCTTGAGAAAGGCGCGGTGATCGAGCCGGAGCCGTATCGCCGCGCGCGCCGGCTCGCCATGCAGCTCGCGAACTTCAGCGGCATCACCGAGGAAATCGCGGCGGTCCTGGGCAAATTGGGAAGTGGGGTGCCGGCGTGAAACAGCTCACTATCACTCTCGATCACTGGCTTGCTGAGGGCGAGCGTCGTTTCGGCACGGACAAATTGAAATGGAAGTTTGTTTGTCCTGGCTGCGGTCACGTTCAAGCCGTTGAGGATTTCCGGCCCTATAAGGATCAGGGCGCGACGGCAGAAAGCGCCTACTTCAATTGCATCGGTCGCTACGGACCAGCGAAGCGTGACTGGCTCGGAGGCGAGGGAAGTGGACCGTGTAATTACACAAGCGGCGGTCTTTTCGATATCCGGCCTGTCACCATTTTGGTGCCCGGCGAAATGCCCAGCAAAGCCTTTGCATTCGCTGAGCCAGTGGGAAGTGAGGTGCCGGCGTGAACCTCGGCGAACTCACCGAAAAAGACTGCGAGCTTTTGATGCAAGCTCTCGACGCATGGGAGAAAGCTCCAAGCGCTGACGCCATGGCCTCGACGGTTGTCGATATCTTCTTGTCTAGGGGGGGATCGCAGGACGAAAGCGAGCGCCGCGCCAAAAAGACCGGCGAGGATGCAGAGCGCGCAATCCTGTCGCGGAAGGCGGTCACGATTCTGCTTCGCGCCAAGATCGAGCTTATCAGGCAGGAAGCGCAGAGGGCGGCTATCGCAGCAGCGAAAAGCACGGAGGCCGGAACGTGATTGCTCGAAATTCACGTCGCAAAAAGATGCCGGGCTTTTCCATGTCTGAGCAGCTCAAACGGATCGGCGCGAGTTACACCGCGGCGATGAAGCTGACGACGGTGGGAATGCCGGTGATCGTCACACTCGACGACGGCCAGCAGACACACACGAAACTCACGGCGTTGCCGTGGACCCTCGGACATGGCGGCTGGATCGCGATGGTCGAGGGAATCCGCGGCGGGTATTGCTGCACAAGAATCCGCCCGGCATGAACGCGAGCGCTGTCACAGATTTGCTCTCGAAGGTGTGCACGCTGATCGGCAGCGCGTCCTACTACCGCAATAAATCGCAGTGGGAGCAATACGCTGCCGAAAACTTCGAGGCATTGTCGGAAGCCGCAAAGGACTTGGAAAGCCGGCTGGCTCTAAAAGGAAAGCCTCCCATCACAAACCCCGGTGGCTGGCTACACCGTGCCTACGAAGCCCGCCGCGCCGGCATCAACCCTGCACACGCCCGCGCATGAATCTCGAATTCTTGCTCACGATGCGCGGCGTGAACGTTTATTTGAACGGTCGCCTGATTGACCGCGTGAAGGTGGTTCTGCCGCCCGTCAAACCGCCGATTCCGCACGGCCGGAAAGGAGACTCATGAGCGAGCGCGCAGCTCTCACGATCGCAGCGCCGCCAGGGCGGTGCGTGGCCTGCGGTTGCACCGATAGCCATGCCTGCATCGATGCGCAGATCGGTGCTTCGTGTTATTGGGTGATCGACTCCGAAAACTTCTGCTCATGGTGCGCGATCCGATACTGGATTTGGATCGCGAGCGGCGAGGCCTACGCCAACGACAGCGGTTTGATTCTTCCCTCATGAAAAACGCACTGTGCATTCCCGAAAAGACGTTGAAGCAGCACGGCGTTGTGTTGGGCAAAACTGGAGCCGGGAAGTCGTCAGCTCTGCGCCACATCGTCGAACATTTGCTCGAACGGAAAAAGCGTGTGTGCGTTCTCGATCCGAAGGGCGATTGGTGGGGCCTGAAATATTCGGGACCCAAGGCAGCGGGCTTTCCCGTGATTGCCTTTGGTGACTTCAAGGACGCACGCGCGCAGGACGTGCCGATAAGCGCTCACAGCGGTGCTCACGTCGCTGAGCTGATCACAAGCGGGAACCGGCCTTGCATCATCGGATTCCGTGGGGGGACCACCTCGGCGATGCTCCAATTTTACATCGACTTCGCGAAGGGAATTTTCAACGCGAACTCAGGGGAGCTTTACCTGGTCGGCGATGAATTTCACAACTTTGCGCCGAAGAATTGGAAGATGTCCGACAGTGAGGACCGCGCCGGGATCGCGCTGCACTGGTCGAATCGACTCATGTCCGAGGGCCGAGGAATCGGCATCGTCGCACTGATCGCAAGCCAGCGGCCGCAGAAGGTGCACAACGACGCGCTGACGTCGTGCGAGACGCTAATCGCGATGCGCGTCATTCACGCTGCTGATCGCGCGGCGGTTCAAGAATGGATAAAGGGATGCGGAGATACTGCGCAGGGCACTGAAGTTCTCAACGGTCTTGCCAGCTTGCCGCGCGGCTCCGCTTACGTTTGGTCGCCGGAGGAAAACTATGGGCCGGTTCGTGTCGCGTTTCCGATGTTCGAGACGTTTGATTCCTTTGCGCCGCCGCAGCTTCAAAAGGCGGTGAAGGCGTCAGGCTGGGCCGCTGTGGACATCGCCGAAGTGAAGGAGAAGATGGCGACGGTCATCGAGGAGGCGAAGGCGAAAGACCCGCGCGAGCTGCGGAAGCGCATCGACGATTTGCAGCGTGAGAATGCAAAATTGCAGTCTACCGCTGCAAAACCTGCGCCCGCACCGATCGATCCGGCCGTGATTGCAGAGCTGAAGGGGCAGGCGGCCGCGTTTGAAGCGCACTTTAACGAGCTGCGCAGGCAGATCGACAACCTAGGGGCGCACGCTGCTTTCGTGAAACAAACCGCGGAATCTTTGGAGCGAGCAGCGAGGCCCGCACAGGCGCAGAACAATTTGCATCGTCCGCAGTCGGCGCCGGCCGCGTTGCCGGTGTCTCTTGGGGCGCGTCACAATGCCACCGCGCGTCCTCCGGCTGCGGGCGATGCACCCAAAAGCGGCCTGCGCCGGATCATGGTTGCGCTGGCGCAACGTCCTGGACTCACGCGCCGCCAGATCGGCGTGCGCGCCGGCATGTCGAGCCAGAGCGGGACGTTCTCCAATTACCTGTCGAAGCTGCGCACGAACGGCTGGCTCGATACGACCGGCGACCGCCATCAGCTCACTCCGGCCGGAGTTGAATCGCTAGGGGAGTTTACGCCGCTGCCGAATGGCGCGGGCCTCCTAGACCATTGGTTGGCCGAATTGGGGCCTACAAACGGCGCTACGCGCATTCTGAAGGCCGTAGCCGCGTCTTATCCCTCGGCGCTGACGCGGGCGCAGATCGGCGAGGCAACGCAGATGTCATCCGAGAGCGGAACCTTCTCGAACTACCTTTCAAAACTGCGCGTCCTCGAACTCATCGAGGACGTGGGCCGCGAGATCCGCGCCAGCTCGGAGTTTTTCCAATGAAAGACATCCCACCACTTTCCGATTGGTCGCTGGAGGCCCTTTTTGGCTTCGCGTGCGTGTGCGGCGCCATTCTCTTTTTCGCGTTCGTCGCCTTTTTCATGCGAGAGCGGCGGAAGCAGATTCGTGAGTGGGAAAGTCAGGCAGGGAAACGGAGGAACGAATGAGCACTTCGATCGCTGACGAGCTGGTGATTGAAGGCGTCTCGCGCGCTTTTGAGCGTGTCCTGGTATCACAGCCAGATCTGGCGGACCGGCTGCTGACGCGCATGGCAGAGCTGCACTGTGAGCTGATGACGCCGCAGGAAGCCGCCGAAATGATTGGTGTAACTGTCCCGATTTTACGCGCGAACTGGCGAGACTACGGCTTGGAAAAGAGCCTCGCGTTTGGTCAGAACGATCCGCGCTATTTCCGCAGCCAAGTCGTCGAGGCAGCACGGCGGAAGGGGAAGCTGCTCATCGCGGCCACACCGCGCGAAACGAAGGTCAAGGCCGAGTTAGCGGCAAGAATCACACCGTTCCCAAAGCGGAGCGCGCCCACTCTCCCAACGAGAAAGGAGGGAGCCGGCTAAGTCCGGCAAACGCATGAGTGAACCCAAATCGTGAGCGCAAATGATCCGGGGGATTCGCGCTCGCGGATAAATCAAACGGGCCGGCGCCGCAGTAACAGCGCCGGCCCGGAATTCCCCCTCGGCCCGTTACTTAACCCAAACGAAGCAATTCCCCAACATGAAATCGCACCTTAGATCGCGTGCCCAATCTGCGCCGGCCATCATTGGCCCGGCTGTCGGAAAGGGGGTGCTCACACATTGAGCACCTACGAACTTGATCTCTCAAAAGTCGAAGCAGTTTGCTGGCGGGAAATCTGCCGGCATCAACTGAGCGAGCGTGAGATGGTCATTTCAGCGACGATCATCCGACGCTCGTTTGTCGTCGGTCGCCCCTTTGTGAGTCTCGGGGCGCAGGCAGAGCTTGCGACGCTCACCGGGATCTCGCGCGGCAACGTGCATGAAACCGTTGCACGGCTAATTCGTGGCCGCGCGCTGGAGGTTAGCGCGGACGGTCGCATCTACACTTTTTTACCGCCCTCGCGTGAGTGGCCGTGGCTCTATGCGCCGCGACACCGCACCGCGGAAGGCCGCGCCTCGGCCGAGCTGCTCGAGCGAGCAATCGACGCCGCAAACGGCACCCAGCAAGCCGAGCTGTTTGGCCCCGGCGTCGAGCGTGAACTTGCAGAGGCGCTTGCCATCGAGAGAATGCGTGCGGCGCTGATTGCGCACCATCGCATCGCGATCGGCGACGGGCCTAGAGATTTTCCGGGGAGTGTCTGTGTACCGAAACCCGCTGCCTATATGCCCGGCAGTGGTGAGCCCACACAGCCACCGGGAACGGACCCCGCGCCGAGGTGCGGCAGCGGGTCCGAAATTTCCACTGCCTCCGCACCTGAGGCGAGTGAATATTTATGGAACGCACCACCTGGGCCGTCCGTTGTTCCCGAATCGGGAACGGGCGGTTCCCGAATCGGGAACACTCCATTAAGTGCATTAAATGCTTCAGTGTTTTCTACGGAACCACAAAAAGCACTGAAGACATTGAGTGCACTGAGTGGCACGTTCCCGAATCGGGAACGCTGGTGGCCAGATACGCCGCTCGATCCCGGCGCTACCGAAGATGAGATAGTCGCCTTCCTGCGAATTGTCCTCGGCGAACGTGTCATGGAGGACTGGGGCGGATGGTGGCGCGCCAATGCGATCCGCGTTCACAGGCGAGCGGTCCTCGAAGCGATCTCGCAGCTCAAGCTGCGGATTGAAACGAAAGGTGAACCCACTTCTCGCGGTGCATGGCTCCGCGATCAATTCGGACGATTCCTGCGCGCATTTGTCGCCAATGAGCGGCTGCGCGCTCAGCAGCAACCCAAACCACCAACGCAATGACCATGACCCCAAAAAGCGCGTCCACCGCGCCGGGCAGCGGTGCCCGGTCCGCATTGGCGAGCGCGATCGCACACAACGAGCAGTTCCTGGCTGATGCTTCAGCTCGCGCCGGCGTAACGGACATCACGAAGCTTTCAGCCACGGCGAAGGCTGAAATCGCGAACGGCGGCGGCTATCAAATGATTGCCGTCGGGAAACTGCAGCGCAGTTGGACAAATCGCGATGTCGAGAAGGACGATGAGTTTTGCCGACTTGTCGAAAGCATCAGGGAGCACGGCATCCTTCAGCCGTTGCTTGCTCGCGCGATCAAATTCGAAGTGCGTCGATGCGAAACCGGCCAATATCAGATCGTCACTCTCATTGGTGATGAAGTCCGCTTCGGCGGACCTCATTTCGCAATGGAAACCGCTGCCGAGGCGGAAGCAGAGCGGTGGCGTAAAACAAAACCCACTCATGAGCTGGTGATTGGTGAACAGCGGTGGACCGCCGCGAAAGAGGCAGGGCTAAAAGAAGTGCCGGTGGTGGTGCGCCACATGACGGAACGCGAAGCACTGATTGCCCAGCTCACCGAAAATCTACGGCGCAAAGGCCTGCGTCCAATCGCGCAGGCGGAAGGATACAGACGCATGCGGGACATGGGCATGACGATTCCGGAAATCGCGAAGGAATTGGGCGAGGGTGGAAAACTGCTCAGCAAGACGACGATCTATGCCAGGCTCGCGTTGCTCGATCTGCCGACTGAAGCCCTCGCGGCCGCGAAAAGCGGAAAGATGCCGGCGAGCCATGCGGAACTCATCACGCGGCTCGATGATGAAGACGCGCGCCGCGAACTGACGCGCAAAATCCTGCATCCAGAAAAGCGTGAGGAAGTGGAAAATGGGATCCTCTCGTTTCGCCGCTCTCAGCAGCTCATGGAGGAAGCGCGGGAAGAATTGAAGGATCGCCGTGAATGGAAGGAAAAATCAGAAAAGCTCGCTGGTGATAACATCACCGTGCTCGGTTTCGATCAGAGCGAGAAATTCCTGACGTGGGGTGCCTACGTGCCTGCTGGATATTTAGATCTGGCATCGAGCTGCTACGCCGATCCGAAGCGGCGAAACTACGAGACGCTTTTACGCAAAAGCGAAATCGCGATCACGATAGCGCGCACTGACGACGGTAATCCGAAGAAGTGCGTCCTCGAGAAAGATGCGGCGAAGGCGATCAAAGAAGCGGGCTACACCTTCGAGCTGACCAACGTGAAGAAGCCTGCGAACGCTGAGGCTGAGAAGAAAGCAGCGCGGCTGAAGCGCGAGAGATCAGCGATCCGTCGTCAAGCGTGGAAGCTAACACTCAATCAGCTTGTCGATGCTGCTGAACGCAATGGACCAACTGAGTACTTCCTTCGATACATCGCTGGTGTCGTGAACGGGAAGCTCTGCTGCTCGAGCGTGAGAGCTGCAGACGTGGTCAAGCGTCGTGGGCTAGGGGAGACAGATCGTCCTGGGGAAAGACTAAAGGTTCAGGTGAAGAGTGGATTCAACGCAAAGCAGCTTTGCGGCTTCATCGTTGAGGGCCTTGCGTACGAGCATCAGCCTTACGATTTCGGCGATGGTGATTGGCCAACTGGCTTCGTCGAGATCTGCAAGCTCTGGGGCATCGATCCAAAGAAGATCGAGGCAGAAGTCCGGACGGCCGGAAAAAAGGGGAAGTAGATGAGAAGTTTTCACCGAATCGGTCACGCAAACGCATGGAAACCGGCCTTGCAGACGGGTCAGAGGCGACCGGACCACCCCCCCAGTAAGGAATCTCTTAGGGAGACCCCCCTCCCGAGCAGTCTAGGCGACATCCCATCAGTTTTGCACACACGATGAAAAAGCGAACTTCCCATGAAACGAAGCGGCGTCGGCCGGCAGCGGCGAAACCGCGCGCCCACGCTGGCGATATCCCAGTTTTCTGCAACTTCGATGAAATCGTTCCGGCTCACGAACTGAAGCTTTGGAGCGAGCAACCGAACTCGAAGAATCCGCAGGTGCATCCACCGAAGCAGCTCGATCGATACGAAACCGTTGTCGTCGGGAATGGCTACCGACGATGCGCGGTGAGATCCACGTTGTCCGGTTGCATCACGAAGGGAAACGGCTTGGTGCAAATGGCGCGCCGCCGCGGGTGGTCCGTGCCGATCGAGAATCAGCACTATGCTTCACGCGCTGAGGAATTGCGCGATGTGGCCGCGGACAATCAGCTCGCGAAACTCGCCACCACTGACGAGGACGCATTGCGTCAGCTCCTGGGCGAACTCGATGCCGGCGAGATCCAATTCGCGGCGGTGAGCGAAGACGAACTGCAGCAGTTGCTTGCCGATGCCGATATTCCAGAAGCCGAATTCCCGATCACCGCGAAGCTCGGCGAGTCCTACGATTACGTCCTTATATTTACCACCAATGAAACAGAATTTGCCTTCCTCCAAAACCTCCTCGGGGCGCGCGTCGAAAAGAGTTACAAGAAAACCGGCGTCGGCATCGGACGCGCTATCCCGCTTGCGCGCGCCATCGAAGCACTCCGTGGTAATCGTCATTCCCTCGATGTCCAGAGCGGCGACGATGACCACACACCGGTTGCTTCCAAACGCGATCGTGTGCGTTCCGCAAAGCCAGCTCCGCGACTACAACGCGCGAGTGGACAACGCGGTGCTGGTCCATCCCGACAGCGTAAAGGGCCTCACTCCAAAACTTAATTGGGTGCTGCAGAGTTGGGATAAAGGGGCGCTCGCCAGGCTGAACGCCGAGGCGCTCGTGTTTGTCGATGACGACATTCTCAGCGTGCAGCGGTGCTTTGTTGAGCGAGGCGAGGCGGCGACGATCCGCGAACCGTGGCTGGTGAAGGAGATCATCGAAAACACCGCGCGCCTGGCTGCCGACGTGGGCGCCTATTATTTCGGATGGGAAGCCAGCAATGGCGCGCTCCGCTACTACACGGGACTGAAACCGTTCATGCTCACCGGCTACATCAACGGCTGTGCCATGGGCTTTCGCCGTGGCCACGGCCTCCGCTTCGATGAACGCATCGTTGCGAAGAACGATTTCGATATCGCCTGCGCGAACGCTCACAAGCACCGGCTCTGCGTGAAGGATTGCCGCTACACGTTTTGCCAAAAGGAAACTTTCACCGGCCGCGGCGGGCAGGCGGCATATCGCACAAGCGACACCGAGAAGCGCGACGTTGCGCTGCTGCAAAAGAAGTGGGGCGACGTCTTTGGATTCGGCGGGTTCAGCGGAACGCGCAAGCGAGACTATGCTGGCGTGCAGAAAATCACGCTACGCCTTCCGTTCTGATGCCGCGCCAGTCCTCCAATCTCCACGTGTATGCGGCGCTCTGTTCCTGGAATGGTCACATCTCGCAGATCGGCTTGGCAGGCGAGCATCGGTTGCCTTGTTGCCCACACTGCCGCAGCATGCTTTTCCAGATCGATGAGGACAGGTGGCAGAGTGGCGCACGCGAGCACGAGGAAAAAGGTCATACTCACTACGTCGAGTTCATGAGCTGGTGCAGCACGAATGGGAAATGCTGGCGATCGCTTGAGGAAGCCGCGCTGCATTTCGAGCGCGCGACCGGCAGGACCGTAATTCTCACGCAATGAAACCGGCAGTTCCAAAGCCGACGTGCTCACCACCGCGCAGCGTTGGCTGCGCTATGCTGTTCGCTGCTCTTGTGCTCGCCTTTCTAGTCCACGTCGCCAAACACACGACGCGATTCACAATGAAAATTTAGCGAGATAGAAAACCACAGCCCACGGGAAGAGACGACCCGACCAAAAACGTCAACGTCCAATGGCAAACAAAAAAGCCCTGGCTCTGCCAGATGCACTGCTCGTCCGCTATTTCCGCGATGACGAAGTTGATGGAATCAGCGAAGTTGAAACGCTCACTGACGGCCGCGTCCGTGTGGTGATCAAAGTCCGCGGCTCCGATCGCACCGACGTCTGGCGCGATCTCGGCGGCGGTCTGGGCTTCGTGCCCGACGGTGACTGACGACTTGAAAAAATTATGACAAGCGCCGAAAGGTGCGTCCTTGTGAATGAGGACGTAGCCGAAGCCGTCGCTGCCTGGCTGCCCGCTATGGGTTTGCAGGGACCGCCGCCTGCCGGCGTGAAGGACCTAAAGGGGCAGGGTATTCGCGTCGCGAAATTCACTGACGAGGAAACGTCGCGCTTTTTCTTTCCGAGGCGCACCCTCTTTTTCCAGCAGCGAATGGTGAAGGCGCTAACAACGTTGCTCCGAAAACGTGGCGCAAAGATCATCAGCGTTCGCATGACCGTTGAGGATTACGCGCGGTGGTGCGATGCGAACGGTCACACGGACACGACGGAGCGCCGCTTCTTTTTCGCGACGCGACCCCCGGAGTTTTAGGGCCCGCGCTATACATTCGTATAGCCGGGGCACAGCGGCGGCTAGCTAGCAGCGGCCTTGCCAGCGTGAGGAAAAGTGAGCGCACGATTGGATTCGCGCGACGTCACGAATTGCGCCGACGAAGCTCTCAGCATGTCGAAGAAAATGTCCCTACAAAGCGCGCAAGCTCTCGTGAATCTCAGGCTCACCACGATGGTGCCAAACCTGCCTCTCCGTCTCCGGCCGGTCATCGTGCTGGCAGAGGATGAAGTCAGTTACCGCGTCACCACGCTTGGCGTCGCAGAAGCGAACGAACTTTCAATCGTGCGCTGATTTCTCCCGTTCTGCCCGCGCCGAATCGGCAGCGGGCAGCGGGGAGCAATCCCGCTCCACAACCGGAAGAGGGCAACCGACCAAACCGCCCATAGTCAAAGTGAACACACCGCAAGAAATCATCGAAAAGCTGCGCAAACTTCTGCGCCTGGCTACCGACAAAGCAGCATCACAAGGGGAGGCCGAGGCCGCGATGGCGAAGGCTCAGGAATTGGCGCTGCGTTACAAAGTTGAACTCGCCGGCATCGAACACAGCGAGCGGCCCGCTGAAGAATACACCGAGGAAAAGCAGGTCCGCCGCAAGACGTTTCAAGCCAAGTATGTCGAGTGGATCGTCCGAAAGCATTTCAACGTCAGCATGGTGTATGGGTGCGACGGCCAACTGTTCGTGATCGGCAAGCCGACTGACATAGCTTTCGCCAAGTGGGTGACTGAGTTTTTGGAAGGGGAATTTCCGCGGCTCTGGACCGCTTGGCAAAAGCAGACTCAGTGCGGGCAGGGAGCGCGGGTGAATTACTTCTACGGCGTCTATACCGGCCTTGACGCTAAGCTCACTGAGAACAAGCGCCGCGTCGAAGGCGAGGCGATCATTGAGGCGCAGATGGCGGGCAACGCGAACATCGCCGCGAACTACCAGCTCGCAGTGGTGAACGATAAAAAGGCGCTCGAATCCGCAGTGACGCGGTTCCATCCGAACGTTCGCTACACCGGCCGCGCGAACATCAACATTCGTCACCACGACGCGATTAGCGCGGGCCACAGCGCCGGCCGTCAGATCAACATCAACCGTCCGCTCGGCGGCGGTTCCAACAATCGGAGGCTCCGCTAATGAACGCGCCTGCCTTCTCACAAGCCAAGTTCGAGCGCGGCCAGTTGCTCGTTTCCCGCAACATCGCAGCTCTGCTCGAGCGAAATCCGCTCGCGTTCTGGATGGTCACGAATTGCCTGACTCGCCACCTGAGCGGCGATTGCGGCGATATGTGCATCGAGGACAAAGCGGCGAACGAAGAGGCGCTGCTAATCGGGGCGCGCGTCTTCTCCGCTTACGAAACGCCAGAGGGAAAAATCTGGATCATCACCGAAGCCGATCGCTCGGCGACCACCGTGCTGTTTCCAGAGGAATACTGATCGTTCCCGTCTGCCCGTCGCCTCGAGGCGGCGGGCAGCAGGGAGCAATCCCGCTCCATCAAACCAAACCGGAAGAGGGCAACCGACCAAACCGCCCATTGTCACAATGAAAACCGCAACCGCAACCGCACTCACCACCATCCGCCGCATCGCGATCGGAAAAGCCAATCGCCTGCAGCGCGCGCACAAACACCTTCCCTTGCTCCGTCCGGCGTTCGCCGAGTGGGCCGCAGGCGAAATCTACGTCTGCAAAAAGACGGGCACCTTCCGCTATCGCTTCGGCGATCTCTCGAAGTCTGTGACCGGATGGGACGCGCTGGCGCGTGAAGTGTTCGCCACGCCGGAGGAATTCGCCTTCGCCGCCATGGTGCTCGGAGCTGAGAAGCCGATGGCACTGCCCGCGAAGAAAGCAGCGCCGGCCGCAGGGTCACAGCGCGTCAACGTCGTCGATCTCGCCGCCTAAGCCATGAGCATTCGCAAACTGAAAATCTCAACGCTCTGGCAGGCAGCCGGAGATTTCCACCGGCGCCGGTGCGCGGTCGTTCCGCAGCTCCGTATCGCCGGCAGGTGGCTCGAAGCCGCTGGCTTCACGATCGGGGAAAATGTGTGCGTCCACGTCGAGCAAGGTCAGCTCGTCATCACCACCGCCGCGAAATGAAAACTCCGGCAATCCTATTCGGCCCCGCCGCTTCCATCTTGGAAGCGGCGCGGGCCTTGGTGGCGAAGTCTGATCGCGTGGCGTTGCTGCTCGATGGCGATCCGGGCGTTGGCAAGACAGAGCTGGCAGATCAGCTCGCGGCCGAAATGACCGGCACACCGTTTGCCGTCGAGACGATGAACGGCCAGAGCGTCGGCATCGAAGTTGTCCGCCAGTGGCGCGAGCGCGGTTGCTACGGCAATCTGTTCAGCTCGTGGACGGTCAAGCGCATCGACGAAGTTGACCAGATGAGCAGTTCCGCAATCTCGGAAATGCTCACGTTCCTGGACACGCTGCCCGCGCGTCACGCGGTCATCGTCACCACGAACGAATTTGGAAAACTCCGGCAGATGACCAAGGGCCGGCTGGAATCCCGATTCGTTCGTTTGCCGGTGAACGCTCCCACGGTAGCGGATACGTCGCGCGAATTGGTGCGAAGGTTCAAGCTACCAGCAGAGCACGCGCAAAAGATCGCCCGCGGCTGCGTGCCTGACGGCTTTCTGGACGGTTGCAACGTGCGCGCCGCTTTCAATGACGCACGAGCGCTCGGCGCGATCCGGACGGCGAAGAAAGCGAGGGCCGCATGACGTTTGCCGAAATCATGACTCCCGGTGGCCACCGCTGCGGCGAAGTCGCGAGCGCGTTGCAGAAGTGCATCCGCCGCGGCCTCGCTGATGAAGCGCTGCATTGGGCCACAGAACTCGACCTCGCCGGCTACGGTGAATACGTCTTCAAGCGCCTGGTCATCATGGCGAGCGAAGACGTGGGTCTCGCCGATCCGGATGCAATCGTGCGCGTCACAACGCTGCGCGAAGCGTGGCGGGATCAGCGCAAAAAGAAGGACGCCCGGCACGAGCCGGAGCGCCTTTTCCTAGTCCACGCGGTTCTCTACCTCGCGCACGCGAAGAAAAGCCGCATGGTGGATCACGCGCTGATCGTCCACTACGAAGGCCCGCGCGGACAGCGGGAGATTCCAGACTTCGCGCTCGATCGTCACACAGCACGGGGCAGGGCCGCAAAGCGCGCGTGGAAACACTTCTGGGAGGAAGGGGCGCGTCTGGTAAATCCCGCAAACCTCCGCGATCCTTACGAGCAGCAGGCCCGCGAGATCCGCGCCGACAATCAACTCGATCTCGACTTTGATTAGTTCAGCTTCGCAGACTGAGCCCGTTACGCGTGACAGTCTAGCGGACGGGTTATAGGATGCGAAGATGAGCAATCAATGTGCGCAGTGCGGTCGACCTTCAGTTCTCCTTTACCAGAGCGGGGAAGGAAGTTTGGCGCTGTGTGTTGATTGCGGCTTGAAACTTCAGCAAGCGATCGCAATTCAAAACGCTGAGCGTGAAAGGATGATTAACTTCCTACACGAGTCTATGTGGAACACGATCGGACTCCCAAACACCGGCCCGCGTTTTCCTGAGCGCAACATCATTCAAGGAGGGCCTATGACGTTCAACAACATCAACGTATCGCACAGCAATGTTGGGGTTCTGAATACCGGCTCTATTAAGAAGGTGGATGTAGCGTTGACCGCAATCACGCAAGCCGGCAATCCAGAGCTAAGTGCGGCCATCACTACTTTTACCAACGCTGTGCTGGCGCACGCTGATGTCGTTGCTCAGGCGAAGGACAATATTGTCGGACTTGTAGAAGTGATAGCCTCAGAAGCAACGCAGTCCCCGGAAAAGCGCCGCAAATATTTGGTGCGCCCAGTGATCCTAGAGATTGCGACGTTGGTCAGTGGAGTTGCCGATCTCGCTTCGTTGTTCGATCGTGTGAGGCCTATTCTGGAAGCAGCGTTTAATTGACGCGCAGCCGATGGCGTGAAGCTCACGCCGGAGGATTTCGACAGGATCGATAAAAAGAAACTCGCAACGGTTCTCCGCAAACTCCATGCGGAAAAACCGCTGACCGCTCGTGACGAGGCTTTGCTCGAGCGAGCGCGCGCCGAGGCGCTGCAGCAGCAGCAGCCGGCTGCAGCGCCGCTGAAGAGTTTCGCAAAGTCCTGGGACGAACTGGCCGGATTGCTCGGCGTCACTCGACGGGCGATCTTGGACTGGAGGAAAGATCCGCGCTACGCCGCCGACTGCCCGCCAGATCGCGCTGACGGCCGCAAAGAAGTGGCCGCCTGGATCGCGCTCGTCAGGAAGCACAACCTGCGCGGTGCGGAAAAGCTCGATGATGAAGTCGCCGAGGATGGAGACGAACGCGATATCATCCGCCCGCCTCGTCTTGGTGGCTCGCAGTCGGATTGGAACAAAGCGGTTCTTTACGAAAACTACGACTCGAAGCGCATCGATCGCTGGACCACGGAAGGCACGCTGTTGGTGGCGTCAGAGCTGGAAGTTCCGTTCGGTGCGCTGCTCGCCGCGTTGCAGAACAAACTGATCCAGTTCCCCGACGTAGCAGCTCGCCGCGTGAAGGGGCTTCGTGAGGAGCGGGAATGCGCGGACGTTTTGAGGGACGAAGTTGATGCGATTCTCACGGACATCAACGCCGCGGAATTCTGCGCGGAGACGGCAGTCGGCGAGATCCTGCGAGATCTGCCATTCGACGCCGAGACAGAGCGTCTTTTGCAGATCGTCAGTTTTGCCGGGCAGGATCACGCCGCGCTGCTGCAGCTCGTGTCTCGCGTGGCCACCGAAGTTCTGCGACGGCTCGGCTCCGCATCGATCGCGCGAGCGCAGAAGGCCGGAGAGATTACCGACGAGGCGCTGTCTCACGGAGTCACCGGCCAAGTCACAGAGGAAGCCGCCGAGCGAGAGGCGATGCGCCGGCAGCAGGATTCCGCACGGCCGGAAAAGGCTCAGGAAACCCCTGCCACAGCTCAGAAACGGCCCGTAAAACGCCGGCAAGGACGGTCCCGCAAGCCCACTATCCGGATTCCGGCAGCGGTCGAGGGAGCCATTGCGCCGGTGCCGAAGAAGAAAAAGCGCCGCAAATGACCGCTGAAGAACGGCGTGGCCGCAAATTTCTGAACGCTGCCGGGTGGCTTGCCGGCATGGTGAAGGCAATCATCCGGCCCCGGCCGCGCTCGCGGCTGTGGTGCTGGCTGGATCGCTGGGTGAAGATTCCCGAGTCGAGCGGCGGCCCGAGTCCTGGGAGACTGCGGACCGGTCGCTTCCCGATCTTTCGCGGGCTGCATGACCTGGCTCAGCAACCGCACGTTCATTTCCTGACGGTTTGCTCGAGCGCGCGTGCCGGCAAAACTTTGTTCTGCATTTGCGTGGTCCTCTATTGGATCGCGGAGCGGTTCGGCGTCGTGGTGTGGCTGGACCCGACGCGCAACTCAGCGCGGAAGTTTGTCCGCGATGAGTTGGACGACTTCCTCATGCAGTGCGCGCCGGTCCGGGCGCTGGCGATCATTTCCAAAAAGACGTGGACGACATTCGAGAAGCATTTTCGCGGCAAGCGTCTGCGCATCGTCGGCTCTGGAGCTGAAGCGGACCTGCACGGTTTCAACGCTGAGCTGGCGATTCTCAACGAATTGGACGCCTGCCGATCCTCGACGGAAAACGACGCGGCGAGCGCAGACAAGATCGAGGCCCGCACAAAACTTTTCGCCAGCTCTCGCCTGATCCTCCGCGCCTCGACGCCGCAGAAAGGCGAGTTCGGTCCCACGTGGTCGAAGTTCAAGGCCGGCAGTCAGCATCACTGTTATGTCCCGTGCCCGCACTGCTCGGCCGCGCGAGCGCACGTAAATCAGCACATCGTCTTTGAACCGCCCTCGTATGACGAAGTGCAGCCGGGCTGGGCCCCGCTCAGCTACGACCCGCGCCTGGCTGGCTGGCAACGGCTCTCGTTTTTCAGCGAGAAGGCCGTGGTCCCGTTTGATGAGGAGCTGAAGCCGCTGCTCGATGCCGACGGGAAACTGCGGCCACGATCGGAGTGGCGCGAGGAAGTGACCGGCGAGGCCTGCTTCTCGCGGTTCGCGATCATGGGCAAGCGTCCCCGTCTCGACGATCCGACGCAAATGGAGGATGTCCGCGAAGGGTGGAACATCCGCGCGGTCCGCCGCGGCACAACTTACAAGTGCGGGACCTGCGCGCAGGAAATCGAGCAGGCAGATCAGTCGTGGATGCTGTCGCGCTATCGGTGGTGCGCTCACAATCCGGACCCGCTGCCGGTGGACAACGACGAAGAGGACGCAGCTCCGATCGCGCCGGACGAACATATCTCCGCGCACCTGTGGTCTTGGTATAATCCTTTCGAGATCTGGGGAGTGATCGCCGCTGAGTTCCTGGAAGCGAAGGGATCGCTCGCGGCGCTGATAAAGTTCTGGGTCTATACGCTCGGAAAGCCGTTCATCCGCCAGGGGACCGGCATCGTTGAAGACGACCTGGACCGCGCCATCGGGCGCTGTCCTTACAAATACGTCCAAGGGCAACTGCCGGCAGAGGCGGAATTGCTGACGATCACGATTGACCGGCAAGGCTCGGAAATGTGGTTCGGGATTCGCGCTTGGGGAGTGCTCTGGGACCATCCGGAGCAACTGAGCTGGAGCGCGCTGGTGGACTGGGGTGAAGCAGCGAACTGGGATGCGATCCTCGAAAAATGCGGCCACAAAGCCGATGCGAACGGCCACTTTCGCCGGTTCCGGTGGACACGGCCAGACGGGACCTTTCGCGAATACATGGTGACGGCCGGCCTCGCCGATTGCGGTTTCGAGCAGCAAGCCGTTTGGGATTTCTGTCTCACGCAAAGCGAGTGGCTTTCACCGGCCAAGGGCGGCGACACGTCGAAAACGCAGGGCAACGATATCCGCGTCAACGAGGTGATGGACAACAAGCTCTCGCTTGTCTGGTTCTGGAGCGATCACTTCGCCGCCAACCTCTACTTCGATTGCATCAAAGACGGAGAGTGTCACGGCACGCCAACAAACTGGTGGCTGCCGACGAACATCGATGCCCACTACCGCCGTCAACTGACCGATGAATATCTGGGCGAGGACAACGGAAAACGGACGTGGCTGACGAAGACGAAGACAAACCATCTCGGCGACTGCGAGAAGCTGCAGCGGGTGCTCAAAGGAAAGATTGAGGAGATGCTTGAGGATGTTCGCGAGGCAAGGCGCGCTCTGCAACAGAAGGCCGCGGATTCGTCTGCATCCTGAACACGGTCCGCGACTCGGCGTCTTCGTAGTTCCCGCTGACGAACATCACATTGCACGCGCCCTCCAGCTCGCCTCGAGTGGGAAACAAAAACTCGCTCATGTCCGGATGCCGTAGCAGCTCCGTGAAAACGAAGTCGAAGCGGCGACCGTCCGTCGTCCTGAACCTGCCTTCCTTGCCGTAGCACCTCGGCAGCTTTCTCAGCGCGTCGCGCCGTGGATCCGCCG